CCCACACACACGACGCGCATCCGGCTACGAGTGATCAGATCAAGGCAGCGCATCTCAAGAAGGTTCGGCTCGCAGACCAGGACGACGACGGTCGGACCCTATACGTGCTGGTCAAGGGTGACGATCACCGCAAGATCGACGGTGCGATCGCCGATGTCCTGGCGTTCGAGGCCGCGATGACGATGGAGCCCGTCGCTCCGGTCCGTAAGCCGTTCGCGGTGTTGGCATGAGCCTGATGTCCCGTCTCACCGAATGGCTCGATGGGCCGCAGGAACCCGTGCGCTCGATCATCTATCCGCCCATGCAGCCTGGCGTCGACAACTGGTTACCGTGGATGAACTTCGGCGGGAACCAGTACGGCATCAACGGTTTCCAACAGACGCTCCTCGGCACACGCGAGGAGATCCCCGGTACGTTCGCTGGGCTCGTGGAACAAGCGTACAAATCGAACGCAGTCGTGTTTGCCTGCATGCGTGCGCGACAGTCGCTGTTCAGCGAAGCGCGCTTCCGGTTCCGCCGCATCCGCAACGGCAAGCCCGGCGACCTATTCGGTACGTCCGCTCTGTCAATCCTCGAGGAACCATGGCCCGGAGCCACGACTGGCGATCTTCTCGCCCGTGCCGTCACTGACGCTGATGCTTCGGGCAACTCGTTCCTCGTCCGCCGCGACAATCGCATCATCCGTCTGCGCCCGGACTGGATGGTCGTCGTGATGGGTGGGGGCGCAGCCGGCGACGTGGATGCCGAGGTCATCGGCTATATCTACTACCCCGGCGGGAAGTACTCGGGACGCGACCCCGTGACGTTGTTGCCCGAGACGGTCGCGCACTGGAAGCCCATCCCCGATCCGACCGCTAACTTCCGAGGGATGCCGTGGATGGCGCCGGTCATCCGCGAGATCATCGGCGATTCGGCGACCACCAACCACAAGCTCAAGTATTTCGAGAACGGCGCCACTCCGAATCTCGCCATCACGTTCGACGCCGCCGTGACGCTCGAACAGGCTCGCGAGTGGATCGAACTCTGGAAGCAGGACCACGAGGGCCTCGCCAACGCCTACAAGACCGCGTTCTTCGGTGGTGGCTCGACACCGGTCCCTGTCGGCTCGGACATGAAGCAGATCGACTTCAAGTCCGTGCAGGGTGCGGGCGAGACGCGTATCGCCGCCGCGGCTGGGGTGCCGCCCATCGTCGTCGGCCTGTCCGAAGGACTCGCCTCAGCCACGTACTCGAACTACGGCCAGGCGCGGCGGGCGTTTGCGGACCTAACCATGCGCCCCCTATGGCGCAGCTTCGCGGGGGCCCTCGCCAGCATCATCGATGTGCCCGCCGATGCCGAGCTGTGGTACGACGATGGCGATATCTCGTTCCTCCAGGAGGACGTGAAGGACGCCGCCGACATCATTCAGGTCAAGGTAGCGACTATCGGTCAGGCCACGCGCGACGGTTTCACCGCCGAATCGGCCAAGGCCGCCGTCATCTCGGGCGACCTGTCTCAGCTCAAGCATACCGGCCTGTTCTCCGTCCAGCTCCAGCCGCCCGGCACCGCTGTACCTGATGCGACTGCGCCCATCGAAGTCGCTCCACCTAAGCCCACCAACGGTGCCAAGAAAACGCCCGTTTCCATGGAGGCATGAATCATGCCGTGGCATATCGTCAATGATCATCCCGACTGTTCCGGTTACGCCGTCGTCAAGGATTCGGACGATTCTGTGGCCGGCTGCCATAAGACCGAGGCGGAGGCCAAGAAGCAGATGGCTGCCTTGTACGCGAAGGAGCCGATGATGAAATCGCTTGACCTCGCCCCGCCGGCGCGACTCCCGTTCCCAGTCACCCGAGCCGTGGCCGCGCCCGTCGAGGCCGAGGGCGAGGGGATGCCCACCATACGTGGGCATTTCTCGACGTTCGGTGACTGGTACGAAGTGGATTCGCTGCTCGAGGGCCACTTCCTCGAGCGTGTCGGACCGCGCGCCTTCGACAAGACCATCAGCGAGAGTCGTGGTCAGATGAAGGTCCTCTACGACCACGGCCAGGATCCGCAGATCGGGAACAAGGTGCTAGGCCCCATCGAGGATCTGCGGACCGATAACGTCGGTCCCGCCTATACCGTGCCGCTGTTCGACACCAGCTATAACCGCGATCTCGCGCCGGGACTCAAGGCCGGCGTGTACGGCTCATCCTTCCGCTTTACCGTCGAGAAGGACGACTGGAATCGCAATGCACAGCGGTCGACCCACAACCCCGACGGCATCGACGAGCGGACCATCACCGAGGCGCGCGTCTTCGAGTTCGGCCCGGTCACCTTCCCAGCCAATCCCAAGGCGACGGTCGGCGCCCGTTCGACCACCGATACCTTCTATCGCCGCAACCGCGACCCCGAGCAGTTCGAGGCGCTGCTGCGTTCCGCACAGGTAGCCCGCACTCCGTCAGATGACGGAGCCGCAACCCCGTCCGACGAGCCGCCGGTCGACACTCAGGAGGAAACCCCTCCCGAGCCGTCGCAGCCGGACACTCCGACGATCGAGCCAGATGGAGCCGCAGACAAGCACTCCGTCACGATCACCAAACGATTCCGCAATCGGGAGGACTACCTCGCGTGGCTCTCTCGGGCCTGACCGTCGGGAGTGCTAGTGGCTGACGGAACAGAGAGCCCCTACTAGCGGGGCATAACCGAATAGCTCCCGGTGGGAGTGCGAGTGACCGCCGGACCAGAGCCCTCCCTACTCGCGGGAGACCTTCGTGGCTTTCGAGGAACTGAACCAGTACCGCTCCATCGAGGAGCTGACCAATGTCCGGACGGTGGTCGTCAATGAGCGCAAGGCGCTCAATGACGAGTACGACGGACTCCCCTTCCCGGTCGAGGTGGCGGAGCAGTTCGCGGCCAAGACCGAGACCATCGAGGAGATCGACCGGCGTACCACCGAACTTGAGGCTCGTGCGCGTCTCGTGGCGGACAGCGCCGCCGACGAGAAGAAGACCGAGTCCGGCTCGTATGCCGCACCGGCCATCATCAAGCGGCCGTCAACCGAAGACATCTATGACACCGTCGCAATCGAGCGGAACTCGCGTAACCGCGAGGAGCGCGACCAGAAGTATCGCGACCACGCGATGCGGGCGGCCGAGCAGTTGCGCGTGGCCTCGCCGCGCTACGACCAGGACAAGAGCCGCGAGCGACTCCAGCAGCTGATCGACTTTGTCGACAGTGATGACAAGGAGATCGCCCAGCGCGTTCTCACCACCAACTCGCCGCAGTACCGCGCGGCGTTCAACCGTTACGTCAAATCCGGCGGCTCGGAGCGCGCCGCGGCCCTCGCCGTGGGTGTGGACACGACCGGCGGTTTCGCTGTGCCGGTCGCCTTCGATCCGACGGTCGTCGCCATCGGCGCATGGACCGCCATCAATCCGTACCGCACCGCCTGCAAGACAGTCACGATCTCTGGGACCGACACATGGCAAGCACTCACCGCGACCGCCATCACGGCCGCCTACGCCCTCGAGGCCGCAGCTGCGACCGAGCAGGGACCGACATTCGCCCGGCCCGAGTACGTCGCTAAGCGGGCGCACGCCTTCGTCACCGCGTCGTACGAGATGGCGCAAGACCGTGCCGATCTCGCGTCCGAGCTCGGGACGTTGTTCGGCGAGGCGAAGGACAACCTCGAGGAGAACCAGTACACACTCGGTGTGGGGACCACAGTGTTCCCGCAGGGGATCGGCCTCAAGGACGCCTACACCCGCACCGATACCGCTACCACCGCCGTGCTCGTCATCGGCGATGTCCGGGCGGTGGAAGCGGCATTGCCAATCCGTCACCGCATGAACGCCGCGTGGTTCCTGTCTCGCGCCGCCATCCGGTTCATCCAGGGATTGGAGACGGTGGGCGGCCAGTTGTTCAACGGCAGCCAGTACCCGTCGGTCGGCAATCCGCAGTCCAACCGGACCGGCAACACCGGCCTCCAGCTCCTCGGTTATCCCGTCTGGGAGACGCCGTCGATGACGTTCACGCCGACCGTGGCCGACTCGACGTGGGGTGTGTTAGCCAATCCACAGACCTACGTCATCGTCGATCGCATCGGCATGAGCGTGAAGGTCATCCCCGACATGCTCAATGGCGCGACGCCCTCGTTCCCGACGGGTGAGATCGGCATCTACGCCTTCTGGCGGAACACTGCCCGCGTGCTGAACGTGGACGGCGGCCGACAAGGCGGAATCCTCTAATCCTCATCCCTAGCGGCGGGTGCTTCCCCTCGCACCCGCCGCGCCTTCCTCTGGAGGTCATCGCATGGCAAAGGCATCCAAGCCCGCCATCGTCGTGGCGCGGGAACGGTTCACGGCCGAGATCGACGGCGAGATGTTCGATGTCGACGCCGGCGACCTGTTCGAGGCCGACCATCCGCTGCCCAAGAAGCATCCCCATTTGTTCCTCGAACCGGTGTTCCGGTTTCCGACCAAGCAAGTCGAACAGGCGACCGCCGCGCCCGGCGAAAAGCGAGGTCGCTAGATGGGCCTGATGTTCACCAACACCGCCGCCACCACGGCGGCGGTCGCCAACCGCTACGTCACCACGACGAACATGATCAACGGCGCCTACTCGCTCGCCAACACCACGCCCGTTTGGTCTGGCGCGGCCCTCGTCACCGTGACCCATACGTCGGTCACCGGCGACGACACGCTGGGTGTCATCACCGTGATCGGGCGGGACCTGTCCGGCCAGACCCGGACCGACGTCATCACTCCCTTGGCGGGCACGGTGGCGACCGGGACGATCCCGTTCCGCACCATCGTCTCGATCACGGGCTCTGGCTGGGTCATCAACGTCGGCAACGACACCATCGTGGTCGGCGTGGCGGCGGGCAACATCGCCGCTGGCAGCGCGGGCTCGATTGGCGGTGTCCTCGTCAACAACGTGGTAGCTGCGACGGTCGTCATCTCGGACAACCGGGGGACGATTCTGACCGTGCCCGCTTCGCAGGCGGCTGGCACTTACTACAACCTCAACGGTGTCGATTTCTCCGGCTTCCTCAAGGTGGCCACGACATCGACCAATGACGTCACGGTCTTCCACACCGGGACCCAGCCATCCGTCTACGCCCTCTGAGGAGTTCCGATGGACTTGACTCTCGACCTCGTCCTTCTCATCGCTGCGCTGTTGTGCTTCATCGCATCGGCGCTCAATGTCGGCTCGCCCCGCGTCAGCCTCCTGCCGTTGGGACTGGCGTTCTGGATCCTCGCGGCGATCCTGTAGATGCTCACCGTCGACGACCTCCGCGAGCACGTCACCTCCACTCTGGAGGATGGCGCGCTCGAGATGCTGCTCGCAGCGGCATATGGGGCCATCGACGAGCAGATCGGCTCGGACGCGGACGTCACCGAACTGATGTACGGCGGACCGGGGCCGATCCTGATGCTGTCGCGCAAGGCATCGGCCGTCGTGTCCGTGACAGAGAACGAGCAGCTCCTCGGAGCGACCGACTATGAACTCCGTGGCCGGGTGCTGCTCCGCCTCCACACCGGGTCCATCCCCGGTCGCTGGTGGCATGGCCGAGTCGACGTCGTCTATACCCCGCTCATCAGCCAGGACCAGCGCGATCGGGTCGCCATCGCGCTGGTCAAGCAAGACCTCAACCACGATCCGGGCTCGACGACCGAGCGCATCGGCGACTGGTCCGAGACCGCGTCGCAGTCCTATACCCAAGAACGGGCCGACATCCTCGCCTCGCTCAGTCAGCCGTTCGTGCTGCTATGAGCTTCGACTCCCGGATGCGCCACGTGCTCATCATCGAGCGTCCGACCGACGGCGCCGTCGACGACTACAACCAGCCCACCGTCACGTACGCGACCCTCGCCTCGGTGCCCGGTCTGGTGCAGCCCAAGAACGCCCGCGAAGTAATGCAGCTCAACCAGGCCGGCGCGGTCGTGTCGACCCACACCATCTATCTCCGCCCGACGGAGATCCAGCCAAGCGACAGGGTTCGCGTGGCCGCCGGCCCGATGGCCGGTACCTACGAGATCGACGGGGTCCGCGACGCCGCGGGGCTCGGTCACCACTACGAGATCGACGCCCGCATGGTCGCGGTCTAAGAAGGAGAAGAGATGGCAGCAGGAGCATGGACCTTCACCAACGGTGGGCGCACGCGCCTGCTCAATGGGACGTTCGATATCGATACCGATTCGTACAAGTGCGCCCTGTTCCTCTCGACGAGCAACATCGGCGCGGCCTCCACGACGTATGCCGGAGTCACCAACGAGCACGCCAACGCCAACGGCTACACGACCGGTGGAATCGCCGTCGCCTTGACACTGGCCGGCACCACGACCGTCACGGTGGACGTCACGACCGATCCTGTGTGGACTGCTTCGGGTGGCTCGATCACGGCTCGCTTCGCGGTCATCTACGAGGTGGCCGGGGACGTGCTGTGCTACTGCCTGCTCGACTCGACGCCGGCTGACGTGACGGCGACGACCGGGAACACCCTGACCGTGGCGATGAACGCCTCCGGCGTCTTCACACTGGCATAGTCCATGGCCTTTCCGACGGTCGCCGAGACCGCTACGACAAACGGCACGTCCGCGACGACGACGCCATCTGTCACGGTGCCGGTCGCTGGCGCGACGGATCTGACGATCGTTCAGATCCGGGTCGCCGTAGCCGGGACGATCGGCTGGCCGGGTGGCTGGACGGAGATCGCCGAGACCTCCGCCGACGCGTCGGATGATGTCACCGCGTGGGGTTATCTGTACGGCGCGACGAATTCGCCCATCTCGCTCTCGTCGGGCAACGGCAAATTCAGTGCGGTCGCCTATCGGATCACGGGTGCCCAGGATCCGGCCGTTCAGGTACCGGAGCTCTCATCGATCGTCACCGGCACGAGCACGGCACCGAATCCTCCTGACCTGACTCCGACAGGCGGGGCCAAGGACTATCTGTGGATCGCGGCGATGGGCTGCGAGGGCGAGCAGACCAGTCCCGTCACCTACCCCTCGAGTTACACCGACGGCATCACCGCCAACTCGGGCACCGCAGGTGTGGTCACGACGAACACCCGCTCGGCATTTGCAGCACGGCAACTGAACACCGCCACCGAAGGCGCGCTCGCCTTCACGATCTCGGCATCGGACGACTGGACTGCGGTGATGATCGCGGTCCACCCCGAGACCTCCTCCGGCCCCATCACCGTCACGCCGGGTGTCATCGCGCTGGTAAGTGCGGCCTTCGCGCCGACGATCTCGGTGTCGAATAACCAGTCAGTCGTCCCGGGTGTCGTGGCGTTGGTCCTAACCTCGTTCGCGCCGACCGTTACTGCTACCGCGAACCAGACGGTCGTCCCCGGCCTCGCGACACTCACCCTCACGACATTCGCGCCGACCATCACTGCTACGGACCACCAGACCGTCACGCCTGGCGTCGCGGCCCTGAGTCTTGCGTCCTTCGCACCCACGATCGGGATCGGGGTTTCGGTGGTCCCGAATACGGCCAGCCTGGCGCTGACGACGTTCGCTCCGACTGTGGCGGTCAGCGATCATCAGACCGTCACGCCGAC